CATCTCCAGAAGCAGTTGAATCTCCGGATCGCTCGTCGTCACCTTCTGCATCATGAAGATGACCTTCAGCGTCGGAGAGATCGCCTTCTCGCCCGTCCCCCGGTTGATGACGATGTCCGTTCCGGCGCGCAGGATGACCATCGGAGACCATCCGCGTCGGTCGATCAGGTTCGCCAGGTGAGATCCGCCGAGATGGTAATAGGTTTTCTCCTCGACGCGGTGATGGCCTGGAAGGCGCGTGCATTTCGCCCAGTCCTTCGACTCGTCGTACGCGACGGCTTCCTTGCATACTTCACATTTCGCTTTGTACTCTTCCGGTGCCGTGTGCATGTTCTCTCCTTGAAAACTCCGTGGGCACCCTTCCCCCCGAAAAGCGCCCACGGTCTCAGGTTTTACGAGAACGCCTGCAAATTTGTAAAACGGGCGTGTCTCGCAGGGTGCCTACAACGCCAACCCGCGATCGTCAGCACGAGATCGTAGATGATCTTCGGGTTCGTCGTGTTGTAGTTCGTGATCAGGTGCGTGTCGTTGTTGAACCCGTTCTCGGACAGCGGGCAGAACTCGATCGACGGAAGATCGATGCCCAGAGCCTCGAACGAGTAGTTCGTCGACGCGCCGAAATCTCCGAAGTTGAAGTTGTTCGCCAGGAGCCACGTGCCGTTCGACGTGATGAACTTCTTCAGCGAGACGCCGAAGAGGTCGATGTCCGGTTTCACCAACTGCTTGTTCGCGGCCCAGTAGTCAAGAGCGGTCTTGAACAGCGGAGACGCGATCAGCAGCTTCTGCGGCGAGCCGTAACGGAACGTGAACTCGTTCGCGGTCAGGAACGAGAGATAGGTCGCCGTCGTGCCCATGTCGGTGACGAACGGCGAGATGATCGAGCGGATGCCCATCGAGGTCAGCCTCGTCGACGTGCCGCTGACGCTCGAAGAGGCAACGCCGAAGATTCCGGCATCCTCCAGTTCCAGCTTCGCGCGGCGCATGGCGAGCATTTGCAGTCTTGCCCGCTCGTTCCTGTCGTAGTACTGACGGGTCGAGGCCGCTTGCAGCGTGATCTGGATCGGCGTTTCAAACGTCTGCGCGTAGCTCGTCTTCAGGTTGAGGTACGGAGAGCGAGGCGTCTGGATGGCCGATCCTTCCTGCGCCGCCGTGGCCACGATGCGGATCGCTTGCGTTGCTCCCACGGATCCTGGAGTCGTGCCGGCGAAGCCGCGCGTGACGGTGATCGTTCCGGCGACCGCGCCCAACTGGTACGAAACCGTCGAAGGCGTTCCACCGCCGATCGTGACCGTGGTGATCAGAGCGAGTTCCTCGATGCCGGTCCCTACCGTCGTCAAGCCGAAGGTGGGAATCTGCACCACGTCGTTCACTCCGAAGATCGTCACGTCCTGCACCGGGATGTTCGTCGCGGCGGAAGAGAGGTTCGTCGTGCCGTTCGATACGGTCCCGAGCATTGGCAAATCCTGATCCTCGGGCCATTCAATCGTCGGGTTGTAGACGGACTTCTTCCGCTTCATGTTGTTCGTCAAGACGTAGAGCGGCGTTCGGTCAGGCTCCAGCAGGAGCATGTCGACGCTCACGTCGCGGACCGAAGAACCTTCGGTCGCGTAGTCGGCGAATGTTCTTATGTTTTGTTCAGCCAAGGTTTGTGCCCTCCGCCGCCTTCAGTCCTTCACATCCCCTTCGGCAAGATGCGGCCTGACTCGTTCTGGTCCAGGATCGCTTGTCGCAATGCCGATCCCACCGCGTCTTCCTGAGCGGGCTGTTCGAACTGGCGGCTCGTTGCACCGGCCCCCAACGCGCGCCCCGCGGCGCGCCTCTGCTGCTGCGTTTGTTCCTGACGGCGCCCTGCCTGCACGGCCTGCGTCACCGCTCGCGGAGTCACTTTCTGTCCGCTCGCCACCCGCGCGACCAAGGCGTATCCGCGCAAAGCGTTCTGATCCGCAGGGAGAGGGTTCCCGTAGGCGTCGCGGAAAGTCATCGACCCGAGTTCGTCTTTCCCGAGCCCAAGCTGCCGCTCCGCCTTGTAGACCAGCGCCCTGAACTCGGGCGTCCCGTAGGCTGGAAGGTTCTCGTACACCTGCCTTCCCTGCTGGTCTTGCCTTCCCCGGACTTGCGCCCACGCTTGCGCGCAGGTCCGCATCGACTGAGCTTCCTGAAACGCTCCGAGCATTCCGGGAGCGACCGTTTCGATCGCCTGCTGAATGATCTCGGGCGAGCGAAGCAGCGTCAACGTCAGATCAGTTCCATAGCGCGCCAGCGTCTGACCGATCTTCTCCGAGCTTCGCGCCAAGGCCACGTGCTGCTGAATCTCCGCCCGCGTTTGCGGAGGAAGATTCGGGTCTTCGAGCCTTCGCGTCAAGTCTCCGATGAACTTGTCGTCCGTTTTCACGCCCATAGCGTTCAGCAATCCGTTGCCCATTTCCTTCAACGTACTCTGGTCGTACTGCTGAACGAGTCTGTCGACTCCCGCGTAATACTCCTGCCGGGGATCGACTTGTGGAGCAGGCTCGGCTTCCGCTGCGGCTTCTTCTTCCGGAAGTTGCTGTTCTTCTCCCGTTCCGAAGAAGCCCTCGTCCGCCTCGGCCTGCCGCTGTTGCGCGATCAGGATGTCGCTGTTGAGCTTGTCTTGGAGCAGCCGCTTCAGGCTCTTGTCGCCTTGAATCTGCTCCCAGTTGTAGCCTCGGCGCCTCGCGTACTCCGCCAACTGATCGTCGGGAAACTCCTTCTTCTGTTCTGTGGTCAGCAGCCAGTCGTCGTCCGTTTCCTCCAACGCAGGTAGCTCTTCCGCCTGTGCTCCGGCTTCCGCTTCTGCGGGTTGTTCTTCGACCTCAGCCTCGGCTCCTGCTTCCGCCTGTGGTTCGGCTTCCGCGCCCGTGGGTTCCGGTTTCTGTTCGGGCTGGAGAGAAGGCAAGGTCTCGGGTTCAACGCCGAGAAACGATGAGAATTCTTGCGGGACAGAGGGTGTGGTTCCGCTCTGCGCTGCGCCGTCAGACGGTGTGGTTCCGCTCGGCGCGGCTTGTGATTCCGTGATCATAAAGGCTCCTCAATCGGCCGGTGTGGTTCCGGCAGAAACTCTGGTTTACTGCTCGGCTGCGCCGTACTCAGCGCTTTCGCCCTGCTCGGCGTTCTCCTTCTTACCCGCCTTCGGGCCAGGAGACTCCAATTTCGCCCCCTGCTCGCTGTTCTTCGAGGCTCCGTAGTTAGCCTTCAGGACGGCGGTGACGTGGCGCCCCGCTTCCTCGTGGGTCTTGTGCGAATAATGTTCGATGCGGTCGTCCTGCAGCCACGGTCCTGCGTTTTTCCCCCGTCCGCTCGACATCTTTTTGTGAACGTGCGTGACCGCGCCGCCGTTCTCCGTCGGCTCGACCCTGATGTGTTCCAATTCACCCTTTTTGATCATCGAGAAGCCTCCTTCAATTTGTTGCTGCCCATCTTTCCAACTCTTTCCAGAACTCGCGGTACACTTCCGCCTTCGAGGCGTAGTCCGAAGCGATTTCCAGGCTGCGCGGGACCGTGCGCATGTAGTCGGCCGTCTGCTTCTCGCAGTACGCTGCCTTCGCGTTCAAGAATTCCTCGACCGATTCCCTCAGGTCGTTATCCCGAGCGAGCCAGTTCGACAGCACGAGCCTCTGGTTGTCCGTCATCCGGCCGTGCTCTCCGCTATTCCTACGGGCGTCTTGTTCCCGTTCTGCGGCTGTGATGCCGCTGAAGGCGAAAGCAGGTTGTCCGCATGATTAGCCGCTTCGCTAACCCTACCCACGAGGTTCAACTGGCTTTGATCTTCCAGCCCAGGCATCGGCGGCGCTCCCAGATACTTCGTGAGCATGTACTGCTGAACTTCAGGCTCCATCTTGTCGAGCGGAATCGAGATCGAAGCCGTCACGTTGTACTTCTGCGGCTGAGGCGGGGCGGCCGGATCGGGAGGAGGCAGCAAGTACGATTCCGGCTCGCCGTCGAGGTTCGGAATCGTCTTCAGCAAGTTCATCATCACCTTGCTCGGGTCAAGGATCCCCGGCGCCTGCATCGCGATCTGACCGAGCTGCGCGGCCGCCTGACGCTTCAGGTCGTCGTTCACCGCCATGTACGAACCGGCGTCCGGCTCAACGTCGAAGTCCTGCTGTATCTCGTTCGGGTCGAGCTTCACGCTGCTGATCTTCCCGGTCTGATCTGTCATGATCCAGGGAACCTGCTGGGCTTTGTCCTGAGTCTTCAGCAGCGATTGCAGCGGAGAAGTGAAATACTTGGACTCCACGCTCCACGGCTGGTCGAGGTCAGCCATCTGCTGATTCATCCAGATTTTCTTCATGCCAAGCTGACGAAGATACAGGTTCCGACCGTCCATCTTCATCGCCAGCAGCACGTCCGCAGCCTTCGCTGCCAGAACCGCAGTTGTCGCCGTTTTACCGGCCTGCGGGTTCGCTTCCGTTCCTTCCGTCGTCAGGTTCAACGACGGCTCGAACATCCCGATCAACTGCATCAGCAGCGCACCGCGCTCCATCGCTCCGGGCGGCAGAGGCGGACGCTCCACGAACTTGCAGCCGTTCAAGTCCGACGTTCTGAGCACGTTGAAGAACCCGCTCAACAGGCGGTCGGTGTCGAACTCGACTCCAGTCTTTGCGAGGAACGTTACGCGGATCAGGTTCGTGATGTAGTCGAAGTTCTGCGCCATCTGCAGGTTGAACATCGAGAACATGTAGCGCAGCAGGCGGGGAGTGGAATCCCCGATCGCGTCGATCAGGTCAGGCAGCGGAACTTCGTCGGTGAACGACGTGTGCCCGTAGAAGTTTACCGGGTACGGCATCTTCCCCAGCACCTTGTCGCGATAGTTCTCGTTCACCCAGGTGATCCACATCCGTCCGTCATCGTCCTGCTTGTGCTCTTCGAGGATGTCGTACAGCTTCCGCACGCGTAGGTTCCGCGGGAACTGATACATCACCTGATCCTGCTTCCCGACGGCGGTACGGAACAAATCTTTCAACTCCTGGAACTCGCCCTTGACGACGACCGGCTCAGGATCAAGACGCATCAGATTCGCAACCGCTTCGGGATCGAACGCCGGCGTATCTTCGCCCGTCTCCGGGTCTTTGTACTTTAGCCCGAGCATCTTCTTCAGCCAGAGGTCGGACTCGCGGTAGCTGTGAATCGCGAACGAAGATTGAAACAGGGTCTTGGCGAACGGCTCCCAGAACACGTCTCCGGGGAAGCAGCACATCACGCGCGGGCCTTCGTACTTCTTGATCTCTTCGGGGACCGTCAACTCCGTCCCGCTCTTGCCCATGAACTCCTGCACTTCCTCGTCCGTCATGTTCGCGCTGTGCTCTTCGACGGCCTGCTGAATCTCGGCGTCGGGAGCTTTCCGGGCGCGCATCATCGAGGCTCGGTCGCGGTAGACGACTTTGCCTTCTTTCAGGATCGCCTTCCTGAACACCATCGTGCGCGAGATGAAGTCCCAGTAGATTTTCGAGATGCCGATGCCGAGCGCTTCCGCGGCCATCCTGACCCGCTGATCTTCGGGCTGCTCCTGCGAGTTGTCGTACTGCTTCGAGAGCAACGCACTCAGTCTGGCGCCAACACTCGGATCTTGGCCTCCGCTCACGCGCAGCGTGTAAGGCTGCGCGGAAAGTCGCGCCACGTTCTTGCGGTAGATCAGGTTCGCCAGCCCGCTCTCGACGTTCGTGCGAGACTTGTCCTCGACGTTCGTTTCTTTCCCCGCCGAGTCCCGCTCGTAGATCGGACGCGTTCTGCACTTGATCGCGCGCCAAGTGTCGACCCACTCGGCCCAGTAGTTCAGGTTCATCCACTTCTTGCACTCGTCCCGGCGCATGATGATGTCCGAAACGGGACCGATCGCTGGATTCGTCGTGGCCATGCTAGTAGCTGAACCCTTCCTGCAGCGGCTCGAAGTGCGAGCGCTGCGGATGCGGGTTGATGTAGATGGGATTCGCCATCTCGACGTAGCGCAGGTTGTCGACCTGATGACAACGCACGGCAACCTGCTGCCCGCTCGGGTCTTGCGACATCATCTGCGTCGGCGTCAGAATCTTCTTGCGCACGTTCTTCAACTGATAGATCAACTCAGGGCATTTGTCGCGGAAGATGTGAATCTGCGAGCGCTTCTTCGGCTCCCCGTTCGTATCGCGGACCATGCGCGGTTTCAGTCCCGCGTTCACTCGCTCGTAGCCCACGTCGTGATCCTTCTTCGCGTCGTCGAAGCTCGGACAAGACAGCTTCTCCAGTTGCATATACTGCTCGTAGCGTTGCTGGAAGTTTGGCTGTTCAGGATCGTCCGTCGTTCCCTTGCCGAACGCACGGGCCGAGTAGTCGATGACGCGGGCAAAGATGTGCTCGTCGAACGGCGTCTTGTTCTCGTCCTGATTCTCCGGGTTGCTGGAAGATTCGAGCCACTTCATCGTCTCGACGTAATGTTTGATCGGGATCAGCGGATCATCGGGCGGACACGGCCCTGCTTTGCCTCTCACTTGCTTGGTTTCCGGGTCACAAATAAAGCAGACACGCGATGGCCATAGTTCTCGATAAGCCCATCGGTCACCCCATGGATCGGTTGCAACCCAAAGAAACGCGTCAGGAATGCCAGGATGCGGATCGAGCGCCATCCTGCGCGTCCAAGTCCTCGGAATCGGGAAGGAGTCTTCAAGCGTGGCCTCCTCGTCCAGTTGGTAGATCAGCGCACCGAGCGCGGCTTCGGCCTCGATCTCGTACTCTTTCAAGTACAGAGTCGGGTCCGTCATCTGCTTGTATTGTGCATAGGCCCAGGGCGAAAGCGAGCGCTTGATCTCGGGAACGTAAATCTTCTCCCCGCCGCCCTTCTCCTCGTCAGCGGAGTAGTGCAGACGAAGAACGGTGATGCCGTGGTCGTTCGTGTGAACGCGGATGCCGGGATGCGGAAAAGCAAGACTAGACATCGTTGAATACTTCGGAAACTTCGCTGAGCGGCACGCGCCGAGAAACTGTCCCGTCGATGGATTCGAGGTAACTCACGATGTCGAGCAGCACAGACTTCACATGCTTGCCCTGAATCGTGAACTCTGCACCCTGGTAATCCGTTTCGTGCAGCGCTTCGACTTTCGCTTTGATCTCAGACAACTTCGCCATGTTCATCCTCCGTAGAATGCTTTGTTTTTCGATGCTCTGTATTCCGGCTTGGAACCAGCGGCGCGCTTTTCTGAGAGCATGATCGCCACAGCCTGCTTCTGAGACTTCACCGGCTTACCGGAACCTCCAGATTTCAGGCTGCCTGATTTCCACTTCGACATGACTTGGTTCCAAGGCATAACTTACTCCCCGCCGTAGAAGGCTTTGTTCTTCCCTATTCCAGGGAACTTCTTGTGGACGGCAGAGCGAACGCGTGACTTCTCCGCAGGTGTTCCGTGCTGACTCACGCGCGCCAGAGCATTTCTAGCATGCGAAGCGTTGGGAATTGGATAAGACCGATCTGCGCCAGCAAAATCCTTCGCCGGGAGTCTGTTTCTTGCTTCTGTTGTTAGCTTTGCCATAGTTCCCCATTTGTGATACAGTATTGCTCGTTATGACTACTACTTGCAAATGGTGTAAGCGGGAATTCAAAACCTTCCCTTCGATACTGGCTGGAGGCCGGGATGTATTTTGTTCTAGGAAGTGTTCGTCTGAATGGAAAGCTATTGCATACGTCGGTAGGCCGGGACTGCATCGGTATGGTCAGGATAACCCTAACTGGAACGGAGGAGAAGCGAGTTGCCGAAAGCACAAAAAATCCGCCTGCGAACAATGCGGAGCTACGACTAAATTGCACGTTCACCACAAAGACAAGAATCGAAAGAATAACGATCCTTCCAATCTGCAGACTCTTTGCGTTCTTTGTCATCGGCACGCTCACCCTCGTCCAGCGTGGAATAAGGGATTGTTCACCGGTATAAGTAGAGCAGCGCTCTGGCGTAAGTCTAAAGCCAGCTTATGACCTCCCGCTGTCAGTTCCGCCATGTTTCACCTCCGCTCCTTGCTGTTGATCGTTACCGCTCTGCCAACACTGCCGGCACAGATCGTGCTGCTTCGCCACCTTGCCCGGCATCTTCCTGCGCCAGTTACCGTCACCGACCTGAGCAGGACGCTTGCCGCACTCCGAGCACATGCGCCGCGACACATCACAGCCCCCAGTCACCGTAGAACGCTGGGTTTGCGCTGCCTTTCCTCTGCCAGCGGTCCGTCTTGCTCGGACTTAGGCCGGCCTTGATGCCTTCGCCACGCTGGCCCGCACGCGCCACGTTCGGCCCGCGAGGAAGCAAGCCGGGGCCGCGGCGGGAAGTGTCGGGGCGCCTCACGGCTCCAAGGGTCCGGTTCAGCCCCGGAGCGCTGGGCAGCTTGCGCACTGCCGTCTCGTTCGGATGGATTCCCGGCCCACGTTCCGTTCGCTGCATCCCGCGAGCCTGCTGGCTGGGAGCATACTGGTTCGGGCTTGCCGAGCCTGCCGCCAGAGCAGCCGCGTTCGGGTTCACCCTGCCCGGCTCAGGAATCGCCTGGTTATTGCTGTTGTCCGTGAACGACTCCTCGTCGTACGGATTCGCCGTGTTCAGGCGGTCGTTCTGGTCGACGGCCCGGACGATCGCTTTCGCCGGAGGCAAGCCTCCCATTCCCGTGCTGCCGCGCTGCCCAACCCGTGCTCCCTTTACGTTTCTCATCGTTCCCTCCAGACGTGCGACTTGCCTTTCGAGATGCGGTTTCAGATGCGCCGGAGTGTCTTTCGACGCCAATGCCCGTTTCATGCCAGCCAGCTTATGATGATGCTGCGATGGATCAGCGAAGCTCATGAGTGAAGTACTGTAGCGACACGGCGACACATTTGCTTGCGATCTTTACTGTTGATTGCATTATCTATCGCGACCGAGATGCCCTCCATAATTTGATTTTTGCACTTAGCGACATTCTCCTCCGAAAGCATCTCGAAGATTGAATCGTTAATATCGCAGTCGACGGTCAACTGGCGACCTTCTAGGTGTAAAACTACCGCGATTTGGGGGCGAGGCGCCATATGAAGACGGCGGGTTATTGTTTCTGATACTTTCTCGCTCATGCTAGAACTCCTTCCGTGAACTCTGCGTAACCTACGATCTCCAGCAGATGCAGCACGTCACCTCGACGCTCGTAAACTCTGATCTGCGAGACTTCCCCGTTGACCAGTGGAACCACCAACCGCCCGCCGTCTTTCACCTGCTTCGCCCACACGGGTGAGATCGAGCGAGAGCCGAAGGTCACCAGCACGCCGTCGAACTCTCCCTGCGTGTCGAACTCATAGCCGTTCGCGTGAATCAGTGCCACGTTCTCCGACAACTTGGCTGCAGTCTCAGGAAGCATGTTCACTTCGATCGACACCAGGCTGCGGCACTGTTCCGCTAAGATCGCGGCTTCGTATCCGCTTCCCGTGCCAATCTCCAACAGATCAAGCTGGCTGCCTGCTCGTCCTCCGATGACTAGGTCGGCTAGGAGATACGCCATTTCGGGAGTCGGAACCGTACATAAATCAGTCAGCGGGACCGCGCAAGGCGGATCGTCACCGTTCGGAGTGAACAAGCAGCGGTCGATCATGGGAAGCTGCACCAAGAGTCCCGCAGAACCGTTGTCGTGCCAGTCGTGTTCACGTCGGAGAATTGCACAGCCAGAGTCCCGGCAGTGGTTCCGTTCTCGATTCCCCCGGAAAACTGCGCGTACTGGGCGCCGGTCACGCTGCTCGTCGCTGCTCCTACGGCCGTTGCCCACGAAGTTCCCTGACTGACGTACAAGTTCCCCGTCGTGGCAGCGGATTCGATCTCCGCGCTGATCGTCACCTCGGTCGGAGTACCTGGCCCGTTCACGGCCAGCGTCAGCCCTCCACCGTTGCCATTCGTGAAATAGATCGTGCAGTTCAGCGTGCCTACTTCGTTCGCGGCGATGGGGAATGAGATGCCTGTGTTGATCAGGCCAGCCGTGCTCGACCCTGCGCTGTTGGCCGTTAACTGGCTCTTCGCGCTCAATCCAGGGAAATTAGCAACGGTACCCGTGATCGAGCAGGACGAAGGCGGGCAGTTCAGTTGCCAGCCGCCGCTGCCCATCGAGTAGTAGGCGCCTTGTGTACCCCATTGGGCCATGACTGAATAGGTCGCTACTGAAGCGATGACGAGCAGTCCCAAGATCGTCGGAAGGAATCTTTTTAGCGTCTTCATATCGTACAGTCCTCCATTTAATCCAGTTTGCACTCGCTGTGGAACCACCCCATCTCATCCGTCGAGACGCACACCATCTGCTTAGCGACGGGCCTTACAGCATCGTAGGAAGTCTGCGCTTCGGGCAGGAAGCCGCTCTCGTCCTGGAAGTATCCGTAGCAGTGATAGACCCTGATCTGATCTGCGCCCTTCGGAATGCCTAGGAACCGGCCGCCGTTCTTCCACGCGATCTCTAAGACGCTGTCGACCACAAGCGGGTTCCGAGCCTTCATCCAATCAGGCTGGTTCCGATAGAGCGTGCGGGCGTATTCGATCAGCTCCGCGACCTTGTCCTCTTTTCCCGTCTGCGCCACCCAGAAGACGGGATACCACTGGCACATCCACGCGATGTACGAGCAGACGAGCCACGACATCATCATCTCTCGCGACTTCGGAATGAAGATCGAGCGGGAGTTGATCAAGTAGTCGAGCACGACGCGGAGGTATTCTTTCTTGGGGAAGGGCGCCAAGAACGCCGTGTTCTTCGTCAGCCAGTGCGTGTCCTCGGTCTTCGTGTAGTGCGTAAGCCAGAGCAGCGGCCCGGCGTCCCAAGAAGCCACGCGCTCGCTCATCTTGTTCCAGAGTAACTCTTGCTCCTCTTCGAGTTTGATTCCTTCGACGAGATGCGAGACCGCATCGATCTCCCGCTGGCTCATGTACGGAACCAGTTGGCGGATACGATCGACTGGGATTACGCTGCAACTCATTGCGCAGGAGCCTTTGAAGCTACGCGCTCAAGAATGCTTTCGAGCGCGTCTTTCTTCGCGGCGAGAGTCAAAGGAATCGGTCCACCGTCCGGGCCGGCGAACTCGCTCTTATCTTTGCCGCCGAGGCGTTGCTTGTCGAGCCAAATGAGCATCGTAACGTTGCCGCGCATGGCGACCTGGTACTGCTTTCTGCGCAGACTGGCGTTGCATTCCTGGTGGCCTTTGTTTAAAGCTGTATTTAAGTTAGCGTCTTTGTAGAGACGATCACGTGTAAGTCCCAGAATCGAAGCTATTTCTTCTCCTGACATGCTCAGCTTCGCCAGTTCGAAGACTTGTCGCTCTTCAGGAACAACCGTAGGGTCAATCTTGTTCTTTCCCTTGCGCGGACGTCCGCCCTTGCTTCCGTCTCGCGGTTTGCCTCTCATCGCGGATGCCTCGACACGATTCCTGCGGTGTTGATACCGATCACCGACGCTGCGCCAGCGACGCCGATGAACCTCGCAATCCAACGGTCGCTCGCATAGTGCAAGCCGGTCATGGCGGCCAGCGGAATGAAGGCATCAGCTTTCGACCACAGCGTAACTCTACGCTCATATGTCGCGATGCCAGTTCCCCAGGCGATGGCCTCAGTTCCGTAGAACCACGGGCTGGTAAACGTCTGCCGGTTTGTTCGATTCGGCCGCATGGTCCAGAACGTGACGCGGCTCTGTACCAGCTTCAACACGCGCCAGTTTGGAACCTGACTGCAAGGAATGTCTTGGTAAATCAACTTTCCTTGCTCATCCATCGAGACCGTCTGGCAGCGCGGTTGCGGATTCTCAATTACCTGGCACCTCGCTGCCTGGGCCAGAGTGAACAGCAAGACGAGCAACACACATAACGCCAGGCACAGCGTCACGATTGTCGCCCGCCTCAGTTGTTCGTCCGCGTTCATTGAGGAGTTGAGAAGTTTATTTTCACCGAGGTCAATACCTGCGGCTGCACATTCGTGATCGTCTCCGTGTCCGTCAGTGGACCGGTCGGGCCTTGAACTGTTGCCGTCAGGTTCGCAACGCCGGCAGCCAGCGAAGTCACGTCTTCGTCGGCAGGAGCCGCTGCGTCGGCCGAGATCGAATCGAGAGTTGGTTGGTCTAGGCTCCACGACGGGGCCGGAATCGGCCCGAGGAACGGTTGCCCGTTCTGATCGTATCCGTCCACGCTGGCGACGGTTTTCTGTCCTACTTGTAGAGTGATTGGTCCTTCTGCCATATGGTGATGCCTCCAGAATGCGATTTTGATGCTTGCGAGATGGTGATGATGGTGGTGGTGATGATGCCTGCGCTCATCCATTCATGCCCTTCGCCTGCAAATTTGCAGCCCGAGCCTTCTGGCAAGCAGCTAGGAACCCGGGATGGGGATTGTGCACCGTCACGCGAAGCGGTTCCGGATATGCGAGATCGAGAGATTCGTTCGGGCTGCAGAGTTCCGGCTTCGGAACGACCTTAATCGCTATGCAAGCTTGCGAGAACAAGAATCTGCGCTTCGTTTGAATCCAGGGCTCGTCTGTGTTCAGTTGGAGTTTGTTCGGGCCGAGCGCTACGGCAGCAGCGACGCCGTCTATCTTGAGAGCGAGCAGGAAGGGAATGAACTTGCGGGAGAGATAGTGGGCTGGTTTGTCTTCAGGAGATTGGTTCCGAGAAAAGAGAGCGGCTCGCGGCATGTTGTCGCGTCGAGGTTCGATCCTCAGAGAGGACGAGCAGGTTAAGCGCTTCGAGATACTTATAAGCTAACCTGCTGTGAAATGTAAAGCAGATTTTGAAACAGCTTGCGGGACAAGCCTTTCAGAGTCCGCGCTGGTGCGCCTGCACGACAAGATTCTCAACGAGAGCACAGTTATGATTCGGGACCTTACGTTCTCGCCCCGTGTGCTTTTCCCAAATGTGCGCCAGCAGTTTCGCCAGCGAGTCGAACGTCTCTCCGCAGCCTCGACGGTTCCAGGTGATTCCGCAAACGAATACCATCAGTGCCTCCAGTGCCGCGTTCCAGCCCAGATCACAAATGCCCAGAATCCGCCGCCGACTGCAAGCCATACGAGCGCCCAGAACATCGAGAGCGCGCAAGCCTTCCAGCTCACGTACATCCCGCACTGCCGCGTGTTGCGCCATTCGTTGCTCATGGTTTCTTCTCCAAGTCCTTTTTTGAAGTCTCGGGCATCTGCTGGTGATGTTTGATTCGATGGCACTTGCCGCATAGTCCGTGACAAGCCCGGAAAGTGTCATCTCGCTTTGAACCACCAATGCCCCGGCCATCCGCATGATCCACATGGAAGGAATCATCCCACTCAATCGGATGCAGCAAGAACGTCCACCGCCCGCACTGAAAGCACCGAGCCGACTGCAACTTGTAAAGCGCGAGACGGAACTCGGTGTAATCCTTGCCGGTTCTCTTGGTGCGCCCGTCTTTGGTAACTTCAATCATTGAAACTAAACTCTCGTTCGATTGGCGAGGCTGTGCTCGATGCTTCGGCACATTCTTCGTCAATATCAATGCCGATTACCTCGGCACCTTGATTCTCCGCAACAAATGGAATTGTGCCTCTGCCGCAAAATGGGTCGATAATCTTGTTCGTATATTGCAGGCAAAACTTGACAGCCACTTCGGCAGCGGCGATGCCGCAGCCCATTTCATAGAATGCGTGGCTTACGTCAATTACGTCTGGTGTGGATGTTCCGCTTGTTACCGTTCCCGATCCGAAGCAGAGCAGGTGACGATAAGCGGGACGAAACAGATCGCACTTCCCAACTCCACGTCGCAATTCGATTTTATGCCACACAAGAAACCAGCCCATCTCTTCGGCAAGATTGCAAATAAGCACCACCTTACTCAGCCACTTGCCGCTGCATTTCCGATCAGATTGCAAAAATATAACAGGACAATTCTCGCTGGCGGATAATAGACATTCGCGGGCCGCCCGCTGAATCCATGCTTTGTAATCTTGCAAGTTCAGCTTCAGTTCTGCCGCATCGGGAAGGCTTGTGATGATCGCACCCTGATTCCGATGAGCAGGCAGCCATTCCAGTGAGTTGGCGCAGATAATTGTTCTCATGGCTGAAACTCCGTGAAATCGCACCGAATTGAATCAGGATTGCCACGAAAGAAGCACATCACATACTGGTGCGCCGAGCCTGCCTTGCGCCCTCGTGCAAATTGACCATTTACGCGCAGCGGAAGCGATCCGATTGGCGTGAGCAGCACAAACTCGTTATACAACCGAAAGCCTGCCCCGAGCAGAGCTGATGCGGTTGGCCCGCCCATGTCCCGAATGAAACCTTCATCATCGCGGATATTGCCCACCACTACCACGGCGAAGCGTTGGCTTTTCAGCCTGCGGGCTGCAAGGAGCATAATGCGTTGGTACTTGACAAGGAACTCATTCCAGTTGTCGAGCGTGCTCAGATCGCGCGGGTCGTCAGAATAGCGTTCAAGATTCCAATAGGGCGGGCAGGTGAAAAGCAGATCGTACTCATCGCCCACCATCTCATCAATTTTGCAGGAATCGCCGCAAATCCACCGAGGCTGACGCTTGCCGGGAATCTCGCGGGCCTGTTTCAGATTTGCATCAATCTGCTCTTGGCGAAGGTCTATGCCTGTGTAGTCGTAGCCAAGACGTGAGGCTACTATGCCACGCACGCTGCCACCTGCAAAGGGGTCGAGGATGCCGAGCAAAGACTTTTCGGGCATGAACCATGAGTAGACAAGTTCACATAAAGTTTGGTCAAAAATGCTCGATTGCTTAGCGCCCGACATGAACTCCTCACAGGTATCGCTTATGCTGAGCAAATTTTCAGCGCGACCAATTTCGCTCTCAATTCCCAATGCAATCCAATCCCTTTTTCTCTCTTGCCAGCGCCCCGACTTTGTATCGAGAGCCGTGAACGGTGGCTCAATAAACCTCTGGCACATCGCCCCGCCGGGGAGTTTATCAACCGCAGTGTGCCCGAACAGATCAGTTTCCATCACTCCCTCGCTTCCGCCTGCAAATTTGCAGTTACAAAACTCGTTGGCTCCCGTTCTTCCTTGTGCGCTTCCCAGTTCTCCCGGATCGTGCGGTTGTTCTCCGCCACGCTGTCCATCCACTCCGAGATCAGGAACTCGACGAAATTCTCCTTCGACGCGCCCTCGTCGTTCTTCATGAACCGATAGGCTTCGAGTGCGTCGTTGAACGCGTCGTGCTGGCTCTCGGCCTGATTAAGAATCGTCTTTTCGATTGATTCGAGATGCTGCTCAGGCATCGCTGCCTTCAGCAGTTTGATCGCTTTGCGCGGTGGCAACGGAAGCGCTTCGAGAATCACAGGACTTTTAAGAGCAGCCGGCGGCACGCAGCGAGAAATATATTCGGCGGTTTCCGGCTTCGCATCTACGAGAGCCTTAATGGGAATGTCGTGATATAGCTTCAGGAACCTGCGCTTCGCTCCCATGCATTTCCTGTACGACGTTGGGGCAAACTTGTGAACCCACTCATCCCAGCAGTCGCAGTTTGTTTCGCGCCACAACTCATCTTGGTCGCATTCTATCAACACGCGAGCGAGAGCGACCCAATTTGACCGGGCTTCTACCTCTTGCAGGTATTGAGTGCAGTACAGAGCACGCTCTTTGCGGGACTGAGTTTTCTTCGGCGGGATGATTTCTGGTTTCTTTTTCTTAGTCATTGCCTACCTCGTATAAAAGTCTGTGAAGTTCCGCGAGCCAATCCAGTTCACCAACAGAGACCCCGAAGCGATCGCCAGACATCTCAAGCCCATATGCCGCCCGCAACCTTGCGAGTTCATCCGTTGCGAACGGACCAATCGACGAGCACCGACTGGAACGGGAACAGAAACTCCGGCAACCAGAGAGGATCGAAGCCGTCCATGCAGTTCGCTTGCGACTTCTGCTGGATGAACTCGGAGTAGAGCATCTGCTCTTTCATCTTCTGAAGTTCAGTCATTCTTTCTCCAGACATTCGATCCTCACGTCGCGCGTGGCCTTCCGCCTCAACTGTCCGTTTCTGTAGATGTCATGAACGCGCTGAAATTCATTGCTCAAGACTTTGGCCGCTAGTTCCGTTTTACATCTCCGCATAGCCTTGTCGCAGTACATGCGCCGTTGCTCTAAACTTAAATGGTCCATGGATGGATAGATCATACGTGCGTCTCCCTCTCGTAAAACTGGCACTTCGTCCCGAGAAAAGCTATTGGCACCTTCCCGGTTGGTCCTTCCCGTTGCTTGCCTACGATCAACTCATCTTCCCCCGTGAACGCTCCGTCTTGTCCGACCGGCATGTACAGCAGCAAGATCACGTGAGCGTGAGCCTCGATGTCCCCGGACTCCTTCAGGTCGATCATCGTCGGACGGTCGTTCACGTTCTGAGATCGCCGGAGTTGGGACAGAGCCATCACGGGAACTCCCGTGTCCTTCGCCAGCCTGCGGAGTCTGTCCGTACACTCACTCACTCGCTCCCGGCGATCTTTCCCCTCGAAGCGGATCAGTTGGATGTAGTCCACGATGACCAGACGGATTCCCGAACGAGCGATGCGCATCCTAGCCCTAGAGATCAGTTCCTCGATCTCCAGCGACGATGAATCGTTCAGGTAAAACGGAAGCTGACGCAGTTCCTTCTCGTACTCGAACAGGGCGGAGAGTTGCTTTGAGTTGGGATACTCGACGGCCGCCGTGCCGAACTTCATCTTCAGCAAGCGCCGCATCACGGCGTAGCGGCTCATTTCGAGAGAGATGAAATAAACAGGGAATCCGTCTCCCGCTAGGTTCATCGCCGATTGCAGGGCCAGCGCAGTTTTGCCGCGCCCAGGCATTCCGCCGACAACCCACAACTCCTCGCGATTGATGCCAGTGGTTAGTTGGTCAAGCGCAGGCAGACCGAGACGCAATCCACTGCTCGACGTGTCTCCGTTGATTCGGTCCCGAATCGCTCCGACGACTTTCGCGTGAGCGTCAGCCACAACAGAATCTTCCGAGGTTTTCTGCTCGGCTTCAATCTGCCCGAGTTCGGCCATCAACTCGGACTTCAGCCAAGAGATGGATTCGCCTTCAGCAAGACGGGCGCCAGCCACCTGAATGGTCCGCGAGATCCGTTTCGCCTCGATCTTCTCCCGAATCACCTTCGCGTATCTTTGAACTTGTCCCGGAAGTGGAACGGAATCCAATGCTTGCGAGAAAAGCAGAGAGGCATCTTCGGTCTTGATCTTCAGGTTTTCTAGCTCCGCGATGCATCCGGGAGCATCCGGCAACAGGTTTTTCGTCCTCAGCGCAAGGATGGCGCGGTAAAGGTTCGCGGCGCGGGAGTCCTGAAACTCGTCAGGAGAAACGAGCAAAGCGGCTTGATCGACGGCTTCGAGAGAAACATCTGTGGTCAACAGGGCGCCGACCAGTGTCATCTCGGCGGAGAGTTCGTAACTCATCAGTCAATCTCCCCGCGCGATCGCGCTTCTGCGAGTTGCTTTTTCTTGATGTCGAGAGCATTCACCATGTCCGGAGGTCTCTTTCCGTTCCCGTTATGCGCTGGACGCGAAAAACGATCTACTGCATCGACTGAGTAGTTATAAATACGGGGCAGAAATCTAGAGGGTCGTTCTCCGGGCGGGTAGTCTTCCGAAACAAAATAGTTCTTGAGCCAACGTGCGAACTCACGAACATCTAAAGTCGGGCTGCATTTCAGCAAGCGTGAAAGTTGATTGGCTTCTGCTCCAGACCACGGGCAAGGCCGCTTCCAGCGCCATCGGTAGGCTCGTTCTACCAAGTCTCGGAAGTCCGCGAAGCGGCTACCGTTTCCATCTGGAGGCGTAAGTCTAAGATCATCACCCATTACTCTCTCCTGGAAAACACGCATTCCCTTACGGACTTAGAAGCTCATTCAGGTCTGCTCGGATCGTTCTTGAGAAGTAGGTACGTCTTAGTATGTGAATCTTGTCCGTGAAAGACCAGGGCGTATGCGTGTTTGCGGGATCGACCACCCGCCCGTTGCCTGGATTTCGACAGCCTTGCTTCTCTTCTCCGACCTTGGCGGAGTTAACGTAAGACAGCGGCCCGTTTTTTCTCGGATGCAAGCTGTGCCGCGAAGCAACCGTCCTAGAGCATGAATCGGGAGCGAAGGCGCTGCGAGTGAACCTTCCGGAAAGGCACGTGGCGACTGGCTCATCGCCCCCGAACTTGATAGGAGAGCAGACGTAGGTTTCCCGGCGCAAGCAATACAATCCGAAAATTTGGAGGAGTCTTGCATTCGCCAGCCGCTCGATAACCGTTTGGGGTGGGTGGCTGGGAGCGACTGGCGAGAAGTTCACCAGCCGACCCACGGCCCTCCCGGATCGAACTATGATTATTCTAAGCACAAACTCG